TTAGAATGTAGTTGAGGAACCTTAATTGATTCTTCATGCATATTGTCAATATCAATCTTACAGTCCTCTTGCCACATGGACTGAATCTTATCAAGATTTATCATGTAAAATTATTTTTTAAAGTTAGTATCTATTCTAACACCATTTGGATCAGTTATATTAAATATTGTGTATTTAAACGTCACCTCTGCTGTAAAATAGGCATAGTCACGAGTTGTGACATCAAAATCTAGTGTTGAGAGTGCAATTGGAAATGCATCTTTAAAGTTAATTAAAACACTAGGTTTATAGTTACTGTTTAAAACCTGCAATGTAGCATCTGAAAATTCAAAATAACGTGGATCTCCATCATCACCTACAGTACGATCAGTTCTAAAATCATCTTTCTTTAATTGTTCAAATTGACCTAAAGACTCAGGATATCCAAGTCCAGTCATCCACTTGTAGATTGCAAGATAGTTTTCCATCTTTTCATCTACTAAGAAACGAACGTTTAAATCATCATATAAAATTTTATCTCCAGGCACAGCAATATCCTTCAAATAAGATGCTTGGATTGCGGTTCCCATGCTTATTTGAGGTATGTTCGCAGATTGGCAAAGAAAATCAACCTTTGGTGTCTTAGTTAAGATCAACTTAAAGCCAAGAGGAGACATATAGTTCCTATTGTCTATTTGTTTATCAAAGGGTGATACTGAATCAGTCATCTATCTTTTTTTGCAATTTTTTGATTCTTTTAGCATAAAGAATCTCTGCTTGTGAATACAGAATTGGATTTTTCTTTGATCTTTTGATAATAAGTTTTACTGCTTGTTTATCGTTCATATTACTATTTAGCGGGTCTCTATGATCGTTTTTCGTCTCTTGGATTTTTAAGATTCCAATTTTTTACGTTGAATACATCTAGATATACCCATTTTGCGTAATGTATTCCACGATAACACAGGAGAGCAAAGACCCTCTCTGGATTATGAATTTCTGGATCGTATTCTGGGACTTCTGGTATTTCCCATTTGAAATGTAACATTGTCTTTACCTCCTGTAACAATATTTATTGTTAAGAATTCTTGACAAAAAAAAGACCCCCGAAGGAGTCTTTTGAAAAGTATGTAATATGACTTACATAAGGTTTGTAACAGCAACTCTTCTGTAGTAACGGTTAGCGTTAACAGTAAGTGTTCCTGATCCTTGTGTTGTACCCTGTGAGAATGGGTTCTCAACCATTCCGTAACGAGTCTTAAAGCCAATTTTTGGTTGGAATGTATCCTGACCAACGGCTCTAACCATCTGTAGAGGAACGTAAGGACAATAGAATAAACCAGCATCGTAAGGTGAAGTACCTTTGTATCCGATAACATAGTACTGAGTTGCAGCACTGTTTGCAGCGAATGGATCGATGTAAACTCTATACTTACCGTTGATAACACCAGCAAATGTATTACCTGTGTCGTCTACGTTTAAGTTAGCGTTAAGAGCAGGAGTGTAATCAAGTACACCAGCCATTGTTAATGCAGAAGCAACGTCAGCAGAGCAAAGGATGATGTTACCCTTTCCACGACGAGTTCTTTGTGCGATGGCGTTTGCATCTCTTTCGATCTGGAATAATAGACCTTTGAATTTCTCAACAGACCAACGACCATTACTGTCGGTGTCTAAGTTGAACGTACCAGCAGACGCTACGTTAACCTGAGCACCAGTCTCAGCAGTTTTGTAGATTGTTCTGATAACTTCTCTGTTGATTTCAGCAAGAATTTCAGTTGATAGAATGTTTGCTAACTCAGCCTCAGCGTTCAATCCGTGGATTGCCTTAAGGTCTTGAGCTAATTCTAAACTGTACTGTGCTTTTAACGCTCTTGACTTTGCAGTCACAGTAACTTTCTCGATTGAGAAAGCCATTTCGTTAAACGCCTTATCAGTACCACCTAGATCTTCTGCGTCATCTGTACGCATACCTTGACCAACATCATAAGCAACTTGAGTTGCGTTTGTTGAAGGGTTAAGTGCGCCTGGGTTAGTACCTGACTGAGCAGTTGTACCTAAACCAGTTGTAACAGAATCCATACCATCTGTGTAGGTATTTTCTTGGTTCTGTCCAGAGAATGCTGAATCTGGTTCGTTGAATAATGCCTCTGTTCCAAGCATGTTGTTAGCATTTGTGCCATCAACAAATCTGGATCTCATTGCGAAAATAAGTCCTGTTGGAGCGTTCATTGGTTGAACACCAGCAAGGTCATATGCCACCAAGTTAGGCATAGATCTTCTAATTAAAGAAATTAGAACAGGGTCAAAACCAGCAACAGGGCCAGTTGCTGTTGCACCAGCAGAGAAACCAGCACTGGATCCAGTGTTAGTATTTACTGTTGGAGCTTCTGAGAGGAATGATCTTTCCTCTGTTAAAAATCTTTCTTGGTTCTCGAGCAAGACAGCAGTAACCGCTTTACGATGATTGTCCTTGATAGCATCAATTCCATCATGTTCTAGAAGGGGCTTCCACTTCTCTTGCAATTGTTCTGCATTGTTGAACATTTGCGTTTTTACCTAATAAGTTTACGTTTGATTAATTAACAAGTTGAGATTCAATTTTTAGTGGCATGGGATAGTGCCTGGATGTATGCCGCCATACTACCAGATACATCTGGTGATGCAGCGCTTTCGTTTAACACTTCCGAGTCACTTCTTTTTGGAGCAGTCTTGAAATATGACTCTTTTAAAGTCTCAAGCTTTTCCTTATAAGATTCTTCACTTTCAAACTCAACACCTTCGGCAAGTGAAGCGAGCTTTTCCTTCTGAGTACTTGATAAGCCTTCAGAAACATCGGAAAGGATGTTACCACCTGTTGCCTCGGAGAGACTCTTTGTGATAGCTATATTCTTCTCGATTTGCTCGTTGAGTTTTGATTCCATTTCGTCAAGTTTGTCTACCATATTCTCAACGACATCATATTTATCTTCAGGTATGTTTACATAATGATCTTCAAATAGACCTCTCATTCCTTCGAGGAATGATTCAGTCATTTCGGTTCTAATTCCACGCTCTACTTGTAGTGCGTTTTCTTGTAACCACTCATCTGCGACGTACTCTAAGTAAGAGTCAACACGCTCGATGAGTTCGTCTTTCATGCCTTCGACCTCTTCTACGAGCTTTGCTTCGTAGTGAGCTTCCATGGCTTCTCTAAGTTCGGTAACTTTAGACTTTAGAGCAGCCTCGAAAATTGTCTTAGCTTTTTCTCTAAACTCTTCAGAGAGTTCCTGTCCACCGAGAAGTGCATTAACATCGTCATCGATGTCTACTTCGTCAGTGATTTCGGGAAGTTCAGTAGTTTCTTCTACTGTTTCTTCCTCAGTGACTACTTCTTCTTCAGAAGCTTGATCTTCTGCAACTACCTCTTCATCTTCTTTAGGTTCTACTTCTTCTTTTTTAGTCATAACACCTTTTACTGATTTGAGGTTGGCTGCATAAGAGCCTTCACCAGCTGGATCCTTTAATTTATTAGAATCGTCTGTTGGTGAATTGTTTTCTGGAGTTGGGCCACCGAGGTCTTCATAACTCACGCCTGCCATGGTTTGCATGGGCTCAGCGGGTTTTGCACCCTTGGTTACGGCGTTCTCCATTTCTTGTAAATTTTTCCCACGGGACATTTGAACTCTCCGAATTACCTTTTGTATAATCTGTTTTTATTTATATATTTAAAGATTTGCTAAGAAATCTTCAAAGACGTTTAATTTTTGTTCGTCTAATTTTCTTTGATCAACTAAAGTGTTAATCTGTTTGTAAGTCTTTGATGCAAGGCGCTCACGAATGATGCCTCCATCCCAAACCCACTCTTTTCCTTCCATAATTCCATCTACAAATGCATCTGGAGCAGAAGGATCTGCAACGATATCAGCAGCAGTAGCAAGAGTAAAATCTTCTCCTACCACACTGTATCCTTCGTTAGTTTTATTTAAAGATCCTACACCTCTTGATGAAACACCAAGTTTAACACCTTCACCTAATAAATCAGATGCGATCTTACCCATTGGGGTATTAAGAATCTTTGCTTTTCCTATGAAATTATTTCCTTCTTCTTTGAGGGAAACAATTTTATGGGATACTCTGTCAAGATTGACAGTTGGGCCATCTGGATGACCTAGCTCTCCAAGAGCTCTACCTTTCTGAACAAAGTTTTCATTATATCTTCCAACTTCACGAGCAAGCGTAGACATTGGATACATTCTACCATTACGGTTTTTAATTTCACCTT